AAACTCCTGAAAACAGCAGAACAGCCTAAGATAAAGAAACCAGACCGGGAAATGAAGTATAAATTAGAGCGCTTTGTAGAGTATGGAAGATCACTATTAAAGGAGTTTAAGTGAAAAAACTTGACAAGGTTTTGGGATAGGAATATAATAAAAATAGATTATTAAATAATAAATAACTTGGAGGATGTTATTAAAATTAAACAAGTAAACATGCCCAACTCTTTTTGAGTTGGTTTTTTATTTAAAAGTAATGCGTAAAAGGAAGAAGGATAAAATAAGAAAAAGGTTTAGGGAATCACTATACGAAGGAGAGAAAGAAAGGATAAAGAAAAGAATATGGAAAATGATTATAAGGAGAATAAAGAATAATTAACTACAAATATACTACAACATAAATTATTAAAAAGAGCAATATAGCTAACTATACAAAATGCCATTTGAGAAAGGACACAAACTAAACATAGGAAGTAATAGAGGAGGAAGAAAAGGATACGAATGGGAATCTAAACAACAAGAGAAGATGATTTCTTTGCTTAACAAGTTCTTAATCCTAACTGAGAAGATACATAATGGAAAAGCAACAAAGAAACAAGCCGAATCATTTGATAGATTAAAACCTGTTATACTAAAGATACTAGATAAACTACATGCTTCCAAAACAGAAAATAAGATAGAAATAGAAACGCCTATATTAATAAGCCATAGAATATACGATTAAATAGGAATTATAAGTAATCTTTAATATATGAGTAATGATGATGAGGATCTTATTACAAAGATATTTAAGGGAATAGTTCTTTCAGTAGTAGCAATCGGAGCAATAGCATCAATACTATTAGTTCTGATAGTAATATGTTAAGGAATAAAAAAGGACAATTTATAGCTGGGCATAGGAATGAGCAGAATAGTAAGGGACATGAAAAGTACGGTGGTTATCAATTTACAAAAGGACAAGCTGGTTGGAACAATGGATTGTCGGCGTCTGAGGAAACAAAGAAGAAAATGAGTAATGCTCATAAAGGAAAGAAGTTTTCGGCAGAGCATAAAAAGAAGTTAAGTGAAACAAGAATAGGAAAAAATCATTGGAATTGGAAGGGTGGTGTTACTCCAGAGAATACTAAAATTAGACATAGCATAGAATATCGTTTATGGCGAGAATCGGTTTTTGCAAGAGATAACTGGACTTGCCAAGGGTGTGAGATAATGGGTGGTATACTTAATCCTCATCATATTAAGAACTTTGCTGACTATCCAGAATTACGCTTTGCAATTGATAACGGAATAACCCTTTGTAAGGATTGTCATATATTATTTCACAAAATTTATGGTAGAAAAAATAACACGAAAGAACAATTAGATGAATACTTAAGGTACGAGAAAAAGAATTATGGAAGATGAACCGTCTTTAGTAACAATAATTTGTCTTGTACTTGTATTAGTAATTCTAACGATAGTAATATGGTGGGGAATAGAAAGAGTGTTTAACCTACAAACCCCAAAAGAGTTTAGATATAACTCTATTGAAAGGTGTGTAGTGTATGCTAATAGCTCTCATTATGTTCCGAGAGACGTAGCATTGGCTTCTCTTGCCGGGGAATCTCTGATGGATTGCTTTATAAGAAAAGAGAGTTCAGGAGATCCAAAAGCCTATAATCCCAAAGATGTAGACGGAAGACCAAAATACGGACTCCTACAATTTGATTCAGGAACATTTGATGATTACTGTGTTAAAAAGTATAAGCTGGAAAATGATTTGTGGAATCCAGAGGTTCAGAAGGAATGTTGTCAGCTTATGATAGATAATGGCCTTGCATGGCATTGGGGAACATATAAGGCGTGTAAAAATAATTAACAAAAACAAATGAACAAATATTTAGGGAGACAATTTATAAAGCGAGGATTTGATTCAATGCGTAGTCCCTGGACATGGGTGGTTTGGTTCAAGGGTTTGGTTATGGGCTTTTTATTAGCTTGGTGGTTAGTATAGGTTCATGCCTAATTATAAAGAAGTAGATATAGATAAAGACCTATGGAATCCCACTGATAAGCAATTAGAGGCAACAGAAGCAACTTCACAATATAAATATATACTATACGGAGGAGCAATGGGAGGAGGGAAGATTCTGGGTGATAATGATGTGGTTTTAACTCCCTTTAACTGGAAATTGGGCAAGGATTTGAAGATTGGTGATAATGTCAATAATCCAGATGGAAGTATCCAAAAGATTATACAGATTAAGCCGAGGGTAATTCTTGATAAGTGGATAGTTAATTTCTTAGACGGAACTTCTGCTGAAGTAGCGGCAGACCATTTATGGCAAGCGTGGAGAGGGCAGAAGACGAGAAAGAAGAACAATATTAGGATTGCTGGTGAAAAGTCTGCTGAAACCGTTGAAACACAAGAAATGAAGAAATGGATTGATTCTGGTTATAATGTATTGATACCAGTATGCAAAGAACAGCACTTTAATAGAATAAATAAAAACACACTGGATTCGTATTTATTAGGTTTATTGCTCGGAGATGGTTGTGTCAACAATAATGTTGTTAGGATAAGTTCCAGTATACATGATATAAAAGAGTATTTAGAAGAAATAGGAAGCTACGATGTGTCAATCTATAATGAAAAGACATTGGCATTCACTGGTGATAGGAGGAAACAGTTAAGGAAACAATTAGATAGTTTAGGTTTATTAAATAGCAATAGTGATAATAAGTTCATTCCAGAAGCATATAAGTGGGATACTGTTGAGAACAGATATTGGTTAGTCAGGGGATTGATGGATACCGATGGATATACTGCCCCTAATAAAAATGCTTGTTATTATACAACGATAAGCAAACAGTTGGGCGAAGATATGGCATTTATGTTAAGGAGTTTAGGAGCTTATGTGAGTATTAGAAAGAAGAAAACATATTGTGATGGCGTTAGGAAAAGTGATGCTTATGAGTTATATATTAAACATAGAAGCCCAGATTTATTATTCAATTTATCTAGGAAGAAAGATATTGCTAAGAAGTTTAGAAGAGATGAGATAGCCAAGAGAATTGTAAGTATATCTATTAAAGGTAAGATAACTGGTAGATGTATTACTGTTTCTAATCCCAATGGTCTTTACATAACAAATGATTTTATTGTTACACATAACAGTTATTGGCTAAGGTGGCAGTTAATAGATTTATTATTGTACTGGGCCAGTGTTGGATACAAAGGAGTCAGAGTAGGATTGTTTTGTGAGGATTACCCTTCGTTAAAGGACAGGCAAATATCCAAGGTTCAGATAGAATTTCCAGCTTACCTTGGACACCTAAACAAAGCAGACTACGAATATCAGTTAGCACCAGAGTATGGAGGAGGGGTGATATGCTTTAGAAATCTAGACGATTCCTCAAAGTATCAGTCAGCTGAATTCGCTGCAATAGCCATAGATGAGTTAACAAAGAACAAATACGAAACATTTACATATTTAAGGACAAGACTAAGGTGGCCAGGAATCAAGTGTCCAAAGTTCTTAGCAGCAACGAATCCAGGAGGAATAGGTCATGTATGGGTTAAGAAGATATGGATGGATCAAGATTTCGAGCCAGGAGAGAAAGAAGCAGACCTTTTCCATTTTATACCTGCCAAAGCGATAGACAACAAGCATTTGACTCAAAGCTATTACGATTCATTAGAAGGATTACCTGCTGACATGAAGAGAGCTTTCGTTGAAGGAGATTGGAATATATTTAAGGGACAATTCTTTACTGAATGGAGAGATGCAAAGCATGTCATAGAACCTTTTGCAATACCAGAGAGTTGGCCCAAGTTCCGGAGTATAGATCCATCAGGTAGAGGAGGAATCACATCTTGTCATTGGTATACACTGGATTGGAACAAGAATGTCTATGTGTATCGTGAGCATTATGGAACAGGAATGGATGCTGATCAGCACGCTAAAGAGATTTATAAACTATCAGAGGGAGAGGATTACAAGTATACAGTCATTGATTCAGCAGCATTTTCAAAAGTAGGGCTACCTGAAACAATATCTGAAGTCTACGAGAGGTGCGGAGTAACTGGTTTAGTAACGTCTTCCAAGAACCGAGTGCATGGTTGGACAGCGGTTCACAGGTATCTTAGGTGGACAGAAACAGAATTACCCTTATTAAGAGTATTCAGAACATGCACCAATTTGATAAACACTTTACCAAGTTTAATATACGATAAAAACAGGGTTGACGATGTAGATTCCGATGGAGAAGATCATGCCGCAGATGAATTACGATATTTCCTTCAGACTTTACGGGATCAACACCCTATGCAACCTAAAAACAAAATAGAACAATATTTAGAAAAATTAAAACAACAAGAAGAAAACTTCAATTTTAACTATAATAAGCAATGAATACTCAAACCATAAAAGAAGATAAAGAACCAACTAAATCTTATGTGGCTTCCAAAGAAGAAGCAAAGGCGGTGTCTTTTTTGACTAAAAGAATAGAAGAACTACAAAGCTACAAGAAAGACCAGAAAATAGAGGAAACTTGGAACGAAGCAGACAATGAGTATATTCCCTCTGATCTTAAGACAACGAGTGCTGGTAAGAGGTTTGAAACAGATCAAGACACAGGACTAAGGTCTAGAATGGTTCGCATAGGGGACGATAAGGACAATTGGAGATCATCAATATCCCAACCTACTCTATTGGGTAAAATACAAACAGCACTTTCTATCATTATAGACAGAAACCCCGAGGCTACTCTTACTGCTATGAGTAAGAAATACGAGAAGAGGTCTGCTCTGGCCAATGGTATCTGGAAGCGTAATTGGGAGATAACAAAAGCCAAAGAGAAATTAAAGCTGTTAGTGTTTGATTGCGCTAAGTATGGCTGGGCAGCCGGAAGAACCTTTCCTCAGAAGATAAAGTATAAGAAAAAGATACTTAAAGACATTGTAAATGGAGAAAAGGTTTACGAAACAGTAGAGAATGTCTTGTTTAACGATGTAAACAGGCAACGATTAGACCCTAAAAGAGTCTGGATAGATGAAATGACTCGTCCATACGATACTTTATCTATGAATGATGTATATTATGAGCTGGATTACTCTTATGATCTGGCCAAATTAGAGAGTGAGGAATATGATAACTTCAAATATGTTGGCAAATCAGCCAAACAAGAAGTGGATTCAGAGTCAGAACAAGACAAAAAGGAGAGTTCTAAGGAACGAAAGGATATTATTACCTTTGGATTTTACGAGAACAAACTAAAAGATTTATATATTATATGGATTCCATCTAAAAAGATTATACTAAATGTATCTCCACTGCCTAATGATGATGGTTATTTATCAATATGGCATTTTCCTTGGATACTTAAATCGTCCTCAAGTCCTTATGGGATATCCTTATGGGAGATGATTAAAGGAAACAAGGGCTTGTACGACAAGATGAATAACATGACAATGGATCAGTTGGTTCTTTCTATCTTTAAGATGTTCTTCTTCTCAGGAACTTCAGGAGTATTCGGAGATGGTAATATAAAGATTGAGCCAGGCAAAGGACAACAGCTAACAGGAGGAGGAAAGGTGGATTGGATGAATGTTCCAGGCCCGGGACAAGAAGCTTGGGAGGGATTGAAACATCTCAAGGCAGAGATTGACACAGATTCTGGCATAACTCCTACATTAGATTCTGAATTAACTGGCAAGACCCTAGGAGAAGTTCTACACGCTAAGGAAGCAGCGCTAAAGAAGCTGAAAGTTCCTGTAGAAAACATATCTTGGGGAATAGAGCAAGATGCATATATTACATTGTCTTGGAGCAAACAGGTTCTTTCTACTCCGGAGATAAAAGAGTTTGCTACAACAACTGAATTGAAAGAATACGAAGAAGAAGAACAGATAGGTCATGACGAATTGTTCGGTAAGGTAGGCGAAGACGGTGATTTTGAGTCATTAAAGGCATCCTTTCTGCCTGAGGTATCGTTGCATTTAGAAGATAGGGACGGAGAGTTGTTTGAATCCAAGGAAACAAGGTATTTCCAAGTAGGAAAAGACATTGATGCTAAGGATCTTGACTGGAAAGGGATATTCAAAGTAGTCACTAAATCCTTATTAGCTCCTTCAGAGGAGTTAGAAGCCCAGAGGAAATCTCAAATGTATAATTTATTAGTTCCTATTCTTCGTAATGATCCTAGGATATTCTCTAAATCTGCTATTCAGTTGATTAAATTAAACGGAGAAGATCCAAAGGACTGGCTACCTGATGAATGGTTAGCGGTGATGGATTCTAATAAAGGAAAAGAATTATTTGTCCAAGATCAAGGGATGGGAACAATAGGTGGAGCACCAATGAACTCAACAGATCCTAGATCCCAACAGACAATGCAAGGCAATCAAGGAGTTAAGCCAAATCCTGGTGGCCCAACAGTAGTTCCGGGTAATCAAATGTCCAGAGAATCCCAAAATCAATTTATAAAATGAACGGAAGAGTAGCAAAAATGATAAGGCATAAGGCAAAATTAGAAGCGAGAGTTCAAGGTCGGACATTAAGAGAAACAATGTATAATATCAAAGGCGAAGTAGTTTCTCCTGATGAAATAAGACAAATTAAAAAAGAATATAAAAATGGTAACATCACAACTAATCGCTAAAGAGTTAAAAAAGAGAGGAAACAAGACAGTCAAGATGGTATTCCTTAATCCCGAACCTGCTCTTAACTTATCAATTATAGTTAGAGAGGGTGATTCCTATAACTACCCAGAAGAGGGAAAATTGACGAATAAGGACACAACCAAGTCAGTGTGTGATTATATCCAGAGTAAGAGTCCAAAGCCCGTCAAGGCGAACCTCGTTGCACCAAATGTGTCTAAGAAGAGAGTTAAGACGACAAAGAAGTCATTATTGAAGAAAGTCATTAAAAAGATAAAAAAGAAGAAATGAATGAGTATAACAAAAAAAGACTTCAACAATTACAGCACAGTGAATTTTGGGAAGCATTTGTTCTCTATTACGGAGAGATAGTAGACAAGATTAACAGCGAGGAGGTGCTTGGAGACAGTGAGTTTGATACATTAAAGAAAGTTTTTATAAAAGAGGGCAAGAAGCAAGGGCTAAAAGAGCTTTTCGATGACTTAGATAGAAACTTATCAGAAGAAAAATGATATTATCACACAATAAAGCAACACTATCAGACAAAAAGAGAAAGAACGACATAGAGGTAGAAATAAACAAGGGAGGTGAGGGTCAGAACTTCGTAGAAATGTCAATGAGGGATAAGAATAAGAATAAGATTTCAGCCATAATACCAATAAAGGATCTGTATTCATTGATATTTACTCTAGTAGGGCCAGAAGAACAGGCGGAATTGATGCCAGTTAGGAGAACTCAAATGACTACTTTCAGAAGAAAACATATTATAATAGCTAAAAAGAACATAAAGATAGGAGAAAAGATTTCATTTACTAGCGAGATTAATGTTCCAACAGTGATAGAAGAGGGTTTGGCAAGTATATTAGGGAAGAAGCCTGTATCCAAATCATCAATTGTAGTTCCAATTTAGTAAAGGTCGTTCAAGAACAAAGATAACTATTCTTGAATCTTCATCAAGTAAAATAAGAAGTAAAACATAGATTTATGACACAATCAAAAAAGCCAGAGGAGAATGTTTCAAAGAAAGAGTTTGAGAAACTATCCTCAACAGTAGAAGCATTGGCGGCTTCAATGACAACATTTATTGAGAAGATGTCTAATCCTATAGCACAAGTACCCGGAATAGAAGCTAAAGAAGTAGAACCTGGGATAACGATTCAAGATACTCCAGTAGACCCAGCGAAACCAGATAAGATGCCTATTCCACCTGCTTGGAGAGAGATTGTAACTGAAACATTAGGAGATGAGTTCGGGATCAATGTAGTGTATCCCACATCTGGTGCAGGATTCCTGTTCAAAATATCAGTGCCGAAAGAGAAATCTAATGCAGGAAAAGATTATTTAGATTTCTATAAGGTAGATATTAGGACCAAATC